AATACGATGCCAACGTTTTGGGAAAGATTGTATCGCGGTATTTCCCAGATTACCGCCGAACTCTCAACGAGATACAACGTTATTCTTCTGGCGGAACTATTGATGCTGGTGTTCTTGCTCAAGTTGATAATGTAAGAAAACTGGAAGAACTTATTAAGGCACTAAAAGAAAAGGACTTTGGTGCTATGCGTAAATGGGTTGTTAATAACTCAGATGTTGACCCAGCAAAAATCTTCCGTGATGTATATGATGGTTTGTATGAATATCTGAAACCAGAGTCCATTCCTGCTGCGGTCATAACTCTTGCCAAGTACCAGTATCAAGCAGCATTTGTGGCAGACCAAGAGTTGAACCTCGTGGCCTGTCTAACTGAAATGATGGTAGAATGTGAGGTCAAATGAGTTTATTTCCTGATTTTGATGATGTCATCTGCATGTCGGATAATAAATTTGTCAATATGATATCTTCTGGTAAGGCCTTTGAAAAAGTTCTTGCTGACTATTTAACTAAAAAATATAGCAATGCTATAATTGAAGAACAAATTAAAGTTGGAAAGAAAATAGGAGTTAATAAAAACTATGTGGTCGATATTTTATTCAATAGAAAAATCCTTATATCGGCCAAATTCCAAGATACCGGTGGTACAGCGGAACAAAAAATACCACATGAAATTATTAACCTCCAACATTTATGTGAAAACTATGGATATGAAAAGGCATATATTGTCTATTCAGGACAAGGTTTTACCCTTATGGAATCTTATAAATCAACAGAAATGTCCAGATACATTACCGCACCAAACGTCAAAATCCTCTCATTTGAAGAATTTAAGGAAGAAACGATTGACAATTAGTTCACCACTAAAGTGGGTTGGTGGCAAACAAACTATTCTTTCCGGCATATTACCTAAAATAGGTAATCCAAATACTTTTGTTGAACCTTTTATAGGTTCGGCAACCGTATCTTTGAACGTTTGTGCCAACAAATATATAATGAATGATATGAACTATGACTTAATAAACTTATACAATCATCTTATATCAAATTCAAAAGGACTTATAGAATTATCATCTAAGAATTTTGAAAATATGAATAAAGATATGTTCTATGAGTTGAGAAATTCTTTTAATTCAGCATCATATAATAGTTTGGAAAGAGCCGCTTTGTTTCTTGTAATGAACAAATTTGCCTTTAATGGTGTTTGTCGTTATAATAAAAATGGTATATTCAATGTACCTTATGGTCAGTCATCAAAGAAAGGTTTTCCTTTAAAGGAAATTAGTTCTTTTGTTAATCATTTTTCCAGTAAAGAACATGTCCTTTTACATGGAGATTTTAACAATCCTATGTTATATCAAAATTTGACAGAGGGTGATGTGGTTTATTTTGACCCACCATATCTTCCAGCGGATGAGTTTGATAGCAACTTTACTGCCTATACAAAAGAAGATTTTTCTTCAGAGCAACATCGACAAATAGTTGAAATATGCAAATCTTTACGTGGTAAAGGTGTATTGTGTTTGGTTTCTAACCACAGTACCAAAAGAACTGAAGAACTTTATAATGATGCTGATGAACTAGTAATTATACCTAAAAAAAGGTTGATTTCCGCTAAAAAAGAGACTAGAATGATTATTAATGAGATACTAGCCGTTTATGGTGAACCAACATCAACAGGAAAATTATTCTAATGGCCGACTTATTCAAAGAAATTATTCCATCTATATTACAGACCAAAAAACTTATTTTAGAAGAGGAAAAAGATTATAATGGATTCATAATAAATAAGGCCTTATCTTTTCATTATGACTGCGTTTTGCAGGCCAATCAGATGAACGTATATCCAAATTTACCTAGTATGCTACAATACCAGTATTTACTAAATACCGTCCGTGGATATAAACGTCCGTTTAGACCATGGCAGAAACGTGAAACCATAGAAAAACTTGAGGCTGTTAAAGAATATTTTAACTACTCAAATGAGAAGGCTAAAGATGTTCTGGTTTTACTTAATGACGCCGATATAGAAGAAATAAAAAGAAAATTAAATAAAGGTGGAACAAATGACAGTAAACCTAGACGACTTCGTCGAGATAAAACTACCTGACCCACAATCTTTTCTAAAAGTGAAAGAGACGTTAACCCGTATTGGAGTGGCATCTAAGAAAGATAAGACATTGTATCAGTCTTGTCATATTTTACATAAGCAAGGTCGTTATTATCTAGTTCATTTTAAAGAAATGTTCATGTTGGATGGTAAACCTACCGATTTTTCCGAGGAAGACCTCGGTAGACGTAACACCATATCAAATTTATTGGCCGAATGGGGTCTTGTTGCCCTGGTTGATTCGAAGAAATCGCAAGAACCTCTTACACCTCTTAATAGGATTAAAATTATATCTTATTCGGAAAAACCTGAATGGAACTTGGTAGCCAAGTATTCTCTAGGTAAGAAAAGATATCCCGACCAAGAATAATGGCTAATACTATTATTCGTTTAAGTGATATATATGAGACCCGTGAGAGAAAAGAAAAAGAGTTGACTTATTATAGAGAACAGTTGGAAATACTCCGACAAAAGATGTTTTTTATACAAAAAGATATTGAGATAACCAATATCTGTATTCAGTTAATTGAAAATGAAAAGGTTTTGGATATTAAGAAACTTGTTGAAGAAAAGAGAGATATAGAATGACCCAATTGAAAATCTTTAGAACACATCCACTCGTTAAGTTGCCAGCAAAGCAAACCACACAGTCGGCATGTTTTGACTTATCCTTCCAGGGATATAATAACAATACCTATGATGGATATTCTCACTCGAATAAACCTTTTAAAAGGCCAATGAATAACCAGATTGTTATTCAACCCGGCGACCGTGTAGCAGTTCCAACTGGACTTATCTTTGATATACCAGAAGGTTACTCCGTGCGCCTCCACGCGCGCTCCGGTATGTCCTTGAAGCAAGGCCTTGTCCTTGCTAATGCTGAAGGTGTGGTAGATTCCGATTATGTGCAAGAGGTAATGGTACTGGTACATAACATTTCTCAAAATCAATTAGTAATCAAAAGCGGTGATCGTATCGCACAGGCTGAATTGGTTGAGGATGTAAAGTATTCTATCGTAGAATCCGCAGCACGACCAGGTGTCAAAACCAACCGCACAGGTGGTATGGGTTCAACTGGTGTAAAGTCTGAAGGTTCAATTATCATTATTGATGTGCCAGATGATAAACTAGAATTGAAACCAAAAAAGGTTGGTAAGGTTAGCAAGTTGCCTTCTAAATTACCACCTAAGGCACCACCTAAGGTGCCAACGAAAAAGGCAGGAAGGACTAAGAAAATATAATGCCTGGTTGGACCCTTGATGGTATGATACGTATGTGTGGTGCCCTCAATAAATGTTTGTTGGCGGAACCTTTTAACATAAAAGTTAATAATAAAACACCTGCTCTCGAAGGTGATAAAGATACACATAATTTGTTAGGACAACTTATTAATGTTATACCTCATAATGTTATGGTTGGTGGTATACCTGCCATTCCCTCTATTGTGAGTATGGCTAATCCAGATGTTCTTGGTATCATACCTCACGTAAAAGGTTTTCCTATTCCTATTATGGGTTCCCAAAACGTTATTATAGGAATGGGTAGTTATGGTGCTGCTTTAGGTATAATGCAGCAATTAGTAGGTGGTGGTTTCGGTGCTTTGCAAATTGGTGAACTTGTTTCGGTTGCTGGACAAATACTTGGAACTGTTTCTAACTTTACACAGATAGGTGGAGGTGCCGCTGTGGCGCAATTTAGCGGATTGCAAGGTGGTGTATCACTATCACCAGGAACGGCAATATATGGCCAGACATCCGGTCATTATCTAATACCAGTTATATATGTTGATGGAAGGTCAAACACATATCCTGCTCTTGCTGACGTTACTAATGCGGTAGTGACCGATTCTGGTGACTATATAGTTTTACAGACATATGAAGATTATTATCCAGCAATTAATTTAACATCATCGGTGGTGACAACATGACAGTGGCCTTAGCAAACCTTACAGCAACATGGATTGACGTAGCAAATACCTACACAGCAATTGGAATGAACGTAGCAGCACCTTTTGGTGCCAGTTCGACATCCAGACTTTTAAATTTTAGTGTTAATGGAACATCCGAATTTAGCGTTGATGCTAACGGTAGAGTTTATATAACATCTATTCATTTTAATAATTTTTTAGTTTCTCAATTACCATCTGCTTCATCTGTTCCTCGAGGAACAATGTATTTTGTTGTGGATTCTTCTAATGATTTTTCCAACAATGTTACAGGTATTATTGTTGCTGGTGGAGGTGGTATGTCCGTTCCTGTATATTCTGATGGAACAAATTGGAGAATAGGTTGACAAACCCATAAAGTTTACTATATAATATATGTGAATGTTTCCAGGAGGATTCATTCACTTTTATTCTCGCTAACTATAGGAGAAACACATGACACACGAATATAATCACTTTGGTATTCCTACCGGACTCGCCAAGCAATTTATTGGTTTTGATACCATGCTTGAGAAACTCCGTGAAGCAAGTGAATACGCTCCAAAAATCCCATCATACCCTCCATACAATATCAAGAAGGTCGACGAAGAACATTTTGTTATCGAAATCGCCCTTGCTGGTTTTGGAAAACAGAACCTTGATATTGAATTGAAGGATGATGTCCTTACGGTTTCTGGCCGCTTAGAGAATGATGATAAAGACTACATTTTCAAAGGTATTGCTGACCGTGCTTTTACTCGCCAATTTACACTTGCCGACACGGTCGTTGTAAAGAACGCGGAGATGGCTAATGGACTACTTAAAATCTTTCTTGAGCGATTTATTCCCGAGGAGAAGAAGGCGAAGAAGATTGATATCCTGGATCCGTTCGGGGTCGGCGAGGCGACAAAGCAATTCCTCACTGAGGCAACGGCGTTTCAAAAGCAGCTTGCTGGAGAAAAGACAGGTAAGAAAGTAGCATAAATAAAATGAAATAAGGCAGGGGCCCCTGAAAAGGACCGGAACTGATAATCCGGCACCCTTCAAGTCTTTGTCCTCTAAGGGTGATGGGTGAACCGTCACCCTTTACTCATATGAGGTTATTATGAAACTTGTGATTACAGATGCCCCTAAGGGTCCTAAGACCGTAACGGTTGTTACGCCTACAATAGGTTCTCCAAAACTACAAGATGCTTTAGATAGTGTTGAAAAGCAAACCCATAAACACATCAAGCACCTAATTGTAGTTGATGGTAAAGAATATGCCAATGGTGTATTTGAACAGGTTGGACTTCCACCAAAAGATAAAGTAAAAGTTCTTGTTCTACCAGAGAACACAGGTAAAGTTGGTGACCAATCTTTCTACGGTCATCGTATCTATGCTGGCATTCCACATCTACTAAACTCCGATTACATTCTATTCTTGGATGAGGATAATTGGTATCAACCAGATCATGTTGAAACATTGGTCAATACTATTGAACAAAACAATTTAGATTTTGCTTATTCCCTACGGCAGATATATAATCCAGATAAAGAATATCTCTGTGATGATAACTGTGAAAGTTTAGGTAAGTGGCCGATATTTGCCTCACGCAATTCTCCTTATGGAGACCAGTTTCTAATAGACACATCATCATTTTGTTGGAAGAGAGAGTTTCTACAAAAGACATGTCACTACTGGCATGCCGGTTGGGGTGGAGACCGCCAGTATCTCTATGCTGTGAAAGACCATTCTAAGTATCATACTAATGGTAAGCACACCCTTTGCTATCGTCTAGATGGCAACCCCAACTCGGTAACTAAAGAGTTTTTTGATGCAGGTAATAAAATAAACAATCAATACTATGAAGGGAAATTTCCATGGCTAAAGATTTAATTATTGGTGTGGTTGATAACTATGATTGGGATAAAATCAAATACTGGGCTAATTCTATTAAGAAGTCCGGTTTTACAGGTCACAAGGCAGTTATTGCCTATAACATGGATGCTGCAACCGTTAATAAACTAACTGCCGAAGATTTTATGATTGTTGGATGCACAGCATTTGACCAGTATCGAGGTTTTGTATATAACATTGGTGACAACAATAGCATTATGGTTGATCGCTTTATGCATATTTACCAGATGTTAGAACAATTGGAACAACAAAATGGTATTGAACGTGTTATTGCTACAGATGTTCGTGATGTTGTATTTCAAAGTAATCCATCAGAGTGGTTAGACAATTACCTTTTGTCTTCACAAGATATGATTATTGGTTCGGAAAATATGAATTATGAGGATGAACCTTGGGGTTCTAATAACATGACACAAGCATTTGGTGAATTTTTCTCTGCACGTTTTGTTAAGAGAGAGATTAATTGTGCGGGTGTTGTTGGCGGCCGCCTGGATGCATTTAAAGATTTCTGCCTAAACATTTATCTAATGTGTCGTGGACTCAATCCTAAAACACCAGGAGGTGGTGGTCCAGATCAGGCAGCATTGAACATTCTATTGGCATGTGAAGCATATGCAAAGAGAACGGCATTTACAAATCCGGCAAATGGTTGGGTCGTTCATGCTGGCACATCTCTCCCTGCTATTCAAGCAGGTTCTGGTGGTATTGGTCAGGCATACAAAGCAAATCCATCTATGCAGTTAAGATTTGTAAATCGTATTGATTATTCGGTTCATAATGATGAAATTTATGCCAACGATAAGAAAGTAACTATTGTTCATCAATGGGATCGTGTACCAGAGTGGAAAACATTAGTTGAAAGAAAGTTTGGAGTATAACATGGCACTAGGCGAAGATGATTTTAAGACGATTGCGGAACTTGGTGATAAGTGGCCGTATGATTGGGTATCGGTAAAAGGTCTAGCACCTTATATCAAACGCCTTGGTGAAGAATTGGTTGGTGTTGAGATTGGTACTTGCCGTGCCGAGTCAACAGCATTTCTATTGGATAAATGTCCTAACATTATCAAACTATATACGATTGATCCATACAAAGCATATGAGGATTGGAATGGTGAAATCACACAAGATGTTTTGGATAAGTTTATGAAGGTTGCTAAAAAGAACCTGAAACAATATGGTGACCGTGTTCAGATTATTCGTGAAACTTCGGCCGATGCTTCTTCTAAAATTAAGACCATTACAGATAAAGCGGAATTTGATTTCATCTTTGTTGATGGTGATCATTCATACGATGCCACATTGGCGGACTGTGAAGCATATTATCCATTACTCAAGAAAGGTGGTTTCTTTTGTGGACATGATTACTCCTCTATTGAGTCAGTTAAACGTGCAGTAACAGATTTCCGTGAAAAGAATAAGATTACTGCACCTATTAATCTATCTACCAACTCAGCCTTCTTCTGGTACAAATAATGGGACGTAAACCTCTTCGCATTGGTTTTGCCGATACCTTTACAACGGCAATAAACTTCTTTATGGATGTTTTCAACAAGCATTATCATGTTATCCGTGATGATGTGAATCCAGAATATCTAATTTATGGTGAAGGAGAGTTTGGTCGATCCAATGAAAGATTTGATAAGACCAAAGTAAAGAAGATATTCTATACAGGTGAGAACGCAAGGCCTCCATATAATGATTGCTTTGCTGCCATGACCTTTGATCATGAGAATAGTTCTAGGCATTATCGTTTACCATTGTATATTATTGATATGCATGGTGCCATTCAGGAAGGATGGACGGATGATTTTCTACAGATCAAGAATGTAGTTCGTGATTATGAAAAGGATTATGATAACAGGGACTTCTGTTCTTTTGTTGTATCAAATCCTAGGCAGCATATGCGTAACGCCATGTTTGAGATGATGAGTGGATATAAAAAAGTTCATTCAGCCGGACCACATCTAAACAACATGAATGCCATTCTACCAAGGGACAAACTAAAGTATAAACTGGAGTTTCTTGATAACTACCGTTTCAACATTTGCTTTGAAAACGGTTCACATCCTGGATATGTTACAGAGAAAATACTAAATGCATTTCAAACCAAAACAATGCCTATCTATTGGGGATCGGAAACTGTCGGACGTGACTTCAATACAAAAGCTTTCATTAATGTCCATGATTTCCAAACATTAGATGGTGTAAAGAATTATGTAAAACATTTGGACTCTCCTGCTGGTAAACAAGAGTACCTAGATATAATAGAGAGACCAGTATTTAAGAATGATATTCCCAATGAGTTTACGGACTTACACAACCTTTATGAATGGTGGGATAACTTTGTTATGGAGGCATGATGAGATTATTGTTTGTGGTTCACCGTTATGCACCTTATCCTGGCGGTAGTGAGTATTATGTCCAGAATATGGCCGAAGAGATGCTTAAACGAGGCCATGAAGTGTTCGTTTTGGCACCTACAAACCAAGGTGATTATAATGATGTAAAAGTCCTTGATGACTTTTATGCATTAGGAGAAAAATGGGACCTTATCATCGTTCATGGTGGTGATGTTCAGGCACAGAATATCGTTCATCTAAATGCTGATAGAATACAATCTCCTGTCCTTTATCTAATCGTAAAACCAAGTGATAGTAAAATGTGTGTTAATGGACTAACACATCACCGTTTCCTTGGATACTCTACAAGTATGGATGTCCAACACCTTAGAAAACATAATGTGTTAGAGAGAGGTCGTCGTATTCGGCATGGTATTGAGGTACATCATTATATGAGATATAATCCAGAAAAGAAAAAGACCGTCTTTGTTTCTGCTGGTGGTTTCTATCCACATAAGGCAATGGGTCCTCTCGCCGAAGCATTTACTAAGGCTAAGATTCTTAATGCAGAACTCCATCTATATGGATATGGTGAGGAACACTTGATGCCTGCCGAGAATGATGTGGTTAAATGTTTCTTTGGTAAATCCAAAACGGATGTTTTATTTGAGATTTCCGGTGCTGATGCTTACATTATGAACTCTTATGAGGAAGGATTTGGACTTGTCCTTCTTGAGGCTATGATGAATAAGACACCTTGGTATGCGAGAGAGGTTGCGGGCGCTAAAGATATGTGCTATTATGGTACCACTTATAAAAATGAAACGGAGTTAATGGAACTTCTCCGTAATCATAAGAGAGATGATAAAAAGATTGATGATGCCTATAACTATGTCATGACAAACCATACCATCCAAGATACTTGTAATGACATAGAGGACGTTTTATTGGAGACAAAATAATGAAAGTAAGTGTAATCGGTGCAGGCGGGCACGTAGGGTTTCCATTTGCCTGTGTAGTGGCCGAAGCAGGTCATAATGTATATGGTATTGATATCAACCAAGATGCCGTTGATAAACTAAATGCTGGTATTGTACCTTATGAGGAAGAAGGTGGCGAAGATATTCTTAAAATCAATCTGAAGAAGGAGAGAATCCTTTTTACTACAGATTTTGATTTCATTTCTGATTCCGATGTAGTTGCTATTATGATTGGTACGCCAGTTGATGGAGAAGGTAATGCCCGTCTTGATGACCTTTTTAATTTTGTTGATGATACTCTTATTCCTCGGATAAAGAAAGGACAGTTAATTGTCCTTCGTTCTACTGTATCACCTGGTACGACAGAAGTTCTCCGTAAGCATATTGAAAAGAACCACGGATGGATAGAAGGTAAAGATTATCATCTTGTATTCTGTCCTGAACGAGTGGTACAAGGTCGTTCCATTATTGAGACAACAAAACTACCACAGATTGTCGGTGCTTTTAGTGAGGAGTCTTACTTACAGGCCGCATTATTCTTTAATAGTTTCATAAAGAATAAAGTTTTTCATCTTACACCAAAAGAGGCGGAACTTGGTAAGTTGATGACTAACATGTATCGTTATGTCACGTTTGCCTTTGCTAATGAAATGTGGATGATTGGAGAGAAACATGGTATCAACATCGACAAAGTTATTGACGCATGTAACTATGATTATCCTAGAATGGATGTGCCTCATCCAGGCCCTAATGTTGGAGGTCCTTGCCTCTTCAAGGACGGTCGTTTCTTGCTTAGTGACATTCCCTTTGGCGATCTTATTAACACTAGCTTTCTTATTAATGAAGGCATGCCAGATTATGTGTTCAATCGTATCAAAGATATCAATCCAAACATCGAGAAGGTTCTTATTCTAGGTGCTACCTTTAAGAAAGATTGTGATGATACTCGCAACAGTCTTTCATACAAAATGCGTAAGGTATGTAAAAAGCACGGCGTGGAATCTGATATGTGGGATCCATTTGTCAAAGCAGATACATGTATGATACCTCAAGAGGCTGATGCAGTTATTGTAATGACTCCACACACAGGTATGGATTCAGAATGGCCTCTAGATTGGTTTAGACAAGATTGTATTGTTGCCGACCTCTGGAAAATGTATCCAGAAAGTAAACTAAGTATGACGGGCATTTATAAAGTTGGAGATGTGAAATGAAAGTATTAGTGTGTGGTTCTGAAGGTTCGTTGATGCAGGCAGTTATTCCTAAACTGCTACGTGACAAACATGCTGTGTATGGTGTGGATAATCTTTGCCGTTATGGAGAACGTCTCGGTATTGCTGGTGAGGGTTATGAGTTCCGCAAAATCGACCTTACAGACCGTCCATCAGTAGATGCTCTTGTCAAATCAGTTCAACCAGACCTAATCATCCAGGCGGCCGCACGTATCTATGGTGTTGGTGGTTTTAATAAGTATTGTGCCGATATTCTCGGTGAAGACTTAGCATTACACAACAACGTCCTCAAGGCCGCAGTAGACCACGGCGTCTCCAAGGTTGTTTATACCTCATCCTCTATGGTCTATGAGAACTGCCAAGGTACCGTAAAAGAAGATGACATTGATACCGTAATTGCTCCTTACACCGAGTATGGGTTATCAAAGTATGTTGGTGAAAAGATGTCGATTGCTTTTAAAAAGCAATATGGTGTTGAATATACCATTTGGCGTCCATTCAATGTTCTAACTCCTTATGAGCGAACGGAAGGTCAGCAAGGTATTTCCCACGTATTTGCTGACTTTATGCATGAGATTATAGTCAAACGTTCCAATAATATTCCTATTCTTGGTGATGGTGAGCAGATCCGTTGCTTCACATGGATTGATGAGGTAGCAGAGGCTATTGCTACACATTCATTCTCTGCTAAGACAAACGGTCAGGCCTTTAATCTTGGCAACTATGAACCAATAAGCATGAAGGACTTAGCACGAAGAATCCGTGTTATCGCAACCACTGAGTTTGGATGTCAGTTTGATTATGCTATGACCTTTGACCATAAACCAGGATATCTCAATGATGTTCGTCATCGTGTGCCTGATGTTACAAAAGCAAAAGAACTTCTTGGTTGGGAAGCACAGATGAAGGTTGATGATAGTCTTCGTCTTTGTATTAGGGATGCTCTGAATGTCTAATCTTGTAATAGAACAATCGGTTATTATTGACATTGGCGCTGGCCCACATCCAAAACCTGATGCAACAGACCGTATGGATATGCACCAGTGGGCAGGTACAACAAAGGTGCACGACCTTCACCACTTTCCTTATCCATATGATAACGATTATGCTGATAAGATTTACCTTGGTGATGTTATAGAGCATTTGATACACTTTGCTGTACCAGAGGTTCTAAAAGAAATCCACCGTATTCTAAAGCCAGGTGGTAAGTTTGAGGTTACTTGTCCTGATGTTTTGTGGATTATGGAACGTATTGTTCATGATGACTGGAAAGAAAAGGCCAACGTTCCTTGGTTGAATACACACGAGGATCCTTGGGATAATGCCATGGACTACCTGTTTGGTGGTTGGCGTCATCCTGAAGAGTTTAAGATTCCTGGTATGGGACATATTAATGGTTTCTGTGAGAAGTCATTAGTCAATCTTCTACAAGAAGCAGGATTCACGGGTATTTACCGTGAAGATGATTAACGTAACCCAGAACCGGCACGGCGTGCAGTTCTAAAACTAATAGCAATTAAATGAATTTGGAACCTTATTATTTTCCTCAACAGGGAGTAATTAAATTTAATTTTACCGATGAAGAATTACAACCTATAAAAGATGAAATAAATTATATAAAAAATAATATGGCAAATTGTCTTCCCGCCAATAATATATTAATAGGACACTTAGATAATGAATTTTATCTTGAAAAAACAAAAAAATATATTTCAAATTTAGTTTTTCCTTCTATGAAAAAATATGTAGAAATTTTTGGATTTCCTTATTATACAAAAAATATTTTAACTAAAGATGTGAATTTAACAATAGATAATGTTTGGGTAAATTTTCAAAAAAAACACGAATTTAATCCTTTGCACCATCATTGTGGTGTTTTTTCTTTTGTTATCTGGATTAAAACGCCTTATACAAAAAAGGATGAAAGACAAGTTTTTGATTTAATGGAAGAACATACAAAAAAAAATGGTTCATTTGTATTTTCATATAACTCTATGCTAGGATATATAGTCGATGAAGTAGTTTATGCTGATAAAAATTTTGAAGGATCTGGGTTTTTATTTCCTAGCTCACTAAATCATGCAGTATATCCTTTTTACACTAGTGATGAATATAGGATTAGTGTATCAGGAAACTTTAAATTTGAGGTATAAATGAAAACATTTATAGTAACAGGTTGCAACGGTTATATTGGCAGTCATATGTGTTATGAACTGAGACGAGTATATACTGACTGCCATATAATAGGAGTAGATAAAAATGCTAGACCTCATCTTAGGCATCTCTATGATGATTATTGCCAGCTTGATATTTCTTATCATCCCGTTTATACTGATTATACAGGACAATATCTCGGAGAAAAGAGAATTGACGCAATATTTCACTTTGCCGCATATATTTCAGTTGAAGAAGGTGAACTAGAACCATGGAAATACTACAGAAATAATGTCGGATCTTTAATCAGTGCCATAGATACTGCACAACATTATAATATAAAAAACTTCATTTTTTCTTCAACTGCTGCGGTTTATGGTGATTGTTCTAAAGATTTTATCTTTGATGGAAACATATTAGAAACACAACCAATGAATCCCGTTTCTGTTTATGGTAAGTCCAAGGCTATGTGTGAAACAATATTAGAAGGTGTTAAAGATATTAACATTGCTCGTATGAGGTATTTTAATGCTTGTGGTAGAAATTCTGAGGCATGTTTATATGAAGAACATGATCCGGAAACTCATCTTATTCCACTATTGGTGAAAAATAAAGCAGCAACAATTTATGGTAGAGATTATAATACTAACGACGGTACTTGTGTGAGAGATTATGTTCATGTGATTGATATTTGCTTATCACATATTGCTGCATATGAATATCTAAATTACCATAATAATATAAACATAGCATTAAATATAGGTTCAGGTCAGGGATATTCTGTAAAAGAGGTAGTTGATAGGGTCAATAGAAGAATTCACAATGGTGAAATGAAGATAAAATATAAAGACCGAAGACCCGGTGATGTTCCTTATCTTGTCGCTGATAATACTAAGTTAACAAAAACTTTAGGTATTCATCTACAATACGGACTAGATGAGATAATCGAAAGCATGAAAGATGGGTAAATTGGAAAATAATCCTACTTCTTTTTTTGAAAAAAATAATTATATTTTTATGAAAAATATAATAGATAAATCATATTGTGAACATCTGGTTTCTTGTGTTAATAAAAGTATTTTAAAAAATGAATATAGATTTTTTGACCCTATTAGTCCTACCAAATATATATTAACAACAGTACCATATTTTGAAAAATTATTGTTAGAATTTCAAAATAATATGGAAAATTTAGTAAATAAAAAACTTTATCCTACATATTCTTGTTGTAGAATGTATCTTAAAAATGAAAGATTAATAATTCATACAGATCAAGATTCTTGTGAATACAGTGCAACTATAACTCTTGGTTATTCACCCGAATTAAAAGAACCTTGGGAATTTTGTATAAGTAAAAATGATAAATTTAAAAATGTCGAACAAGATTACACTTCATTTCAAATGGATGTTGGTGATGCTATAATATATAGTGGATTTATACCACACTGGAGAAAAGGTCCTTTAAATAGAGAATGGCATTGTCAGGTTTTTTTACACTACGTTGATGCTAATGGACCATACGCAGGATGTATTTATAATTGTAGAGATAGTCTAAATTTATGAACTCATCAAATTGTCACAAATCGGTTAATGTCGTTCCTTGATAAATAATAGGTCTTCTAACCAAAGGAGCGAATTTGAAACATAAAGATAAAAAGAAATACCGTGCAATCTTTATATCTGATGTTCATTTAGGTACCAAACACTCTAATGCTGAAAAGTTGTTAGAGTTCCTCAAAGAAACAGAAGCGGAAAAATATTACCTCGTCGGAGACATCATCGATGGATGGATGATGAGAAATAAAACATATTGGCCACAAGAACATAATAATGTAGTTCAGTTCTTTCTTAAACAATCTAAAAAAGACCACAAAGTTATATATGTTACTGGTAACCACGATGAGTTTCTCCGTGATTATGCTGGAACAGAAATGGGTAATATATCACTGGTCAATGAGGCAATTCATTATGGTGAAAACGGTAAAAAATACCTTGTTATTCACGGTGACCAGTTTGATTTGGTAACAATGAACGCCAAATGGCTTGCCATGATAGGTGGATGGTTGTATGATAGAATGATTGACTTAAATTGTTATATACATATGTTCTATAAAGGATTTTCACTCTCATCCTGGGCAAAACACAATGTTAAAGAAGCGGTTAATTTCATCGGAGATTATGAAAAAGTTGTTGCTGATGCTGCAAGACGGCGATGTGTGGATGGTGTTATATGTGGTCACATTCATCATGTTAACATTATTTATTTTGACAATATACAGTATATCAACTGTGGAGACTGGGTCGAGTCCTGTACCGCTATTGTTGAACACCACAATGGAAAATTTGAGATTATAAGAAAATGATAATATATAGAAAGATAAAAAAAGAAAAATGCATATAACTATTTTTACTGATGCTTGGGAACCTCAGATCAACGGCGTAGTGACCACTTTGGGAACCACAATAAATCACTTACAGAGATTAGGACACCGTGTAGAGATTGTTCATCCTGCTATGTTTAAGGTGACTGTACCTCTACAACCGTCCACAGGCATTTTTATGCCTCTTTTGCCAATGGGACTCTGCGAAGAATTTGTATTTAAAGCAGATAAAATCCATATCGCAACAGAAGGAAGTATTGGACTTGCCGCTAGATTTTATTGCAAAAAGTATAAACGACACTATACCACATCGTTTCATACTAAGTATCCAGATTATCTATATGAACATGCTTATATACCACCAAGAATTACTAGTAGGTATTTTCGTTGGTTTCATAGAAACAGCGATTGTGTTATGGTTCCTACCCCCGCCATGGTTGATTACTGTAATGCAATGGATATCAAAAACCTAAAGATATGGTCGCGTGGTGTTGATACCTCATTATTCTCTCCATCTTTCGATGATGAACAAAAAGATAAGAACGGTCCTATCAAGGCAGTTTATGTTGGTCGTATTTCAGCAGAAAAGAACCTTGATGCCTTTCTATCTATCAAGAATGGTTGGATACGCAAGACACTTATTGGTGATGGTCCACAACTAGAAGAATACAGAAATAGATATCCTGATGCGTTTTTTCTTGGTCGTAAGACGCATGAAGAAATTGCCAAACTACTACAGACATTTGATGTGTTTTCATGGCCATCAATGACCGATACTTTTGGACTTGTGGTTCTTGAAGCAATGGCAACAGGTTTACCAGTAGCTGCTTTTGATAATGAAGTCAATCGTCATATTATTGAAAATGGTAAGTCGGGTATATTAACCGATAGTTATCACTTTGAACATGCCATCAAATCCGCTTCATTACTAAAAAAAGAAGATGCTGTAGCAAGAGCAAAGAAGTTTTCTTGGGAAGAAGCAACGAAACAATTTGTGGAGAATTTGGTATGATGAAGTTTTTGATTATCATGGCACAATATCATTCTTTGAGTGGTGAACCTCTTCATAAAATTCCCGCTTTCTCTTGGGAGAATCCTGGATGGAGTGAAGGTTCTACTGCCTTCAATGTAAGTCCACATCATTTACCTACGGCATCAGCACCGTCATTTTCTCCTTCCTATAGTCCAGGAAATGGTGGTGGAGGTGGTGGCGGTTCGGTTCCTGCTTCTCGCCTGAATAATGACTTTGGCAATATGGATTAATTGTCTAAAAATTGACGATGATTGTCTAAAAAATAACCTGTTTTTTTCATAAAAGTATCATATAATACCAACAAGTGGTCGGCGGGAGTAAGACTACGAGGAAAATAAAACAGGAGTGATAAATGAGCGTTGTAAATCAATCGGCTAAGGCCGTAGCTACCGGCGTCAATGAGGTCGTTGACCTCCGTGGAATGTGGATCGGACTTGCCACATTAAATGTATTCTATCTAATTGTCCGTATTTACGAACAAGTTTTTGGTTGGCGTGCCGGCCTGGATTCGTTCGCACCAGAGTTCCAGACCTACTGGATGAGTATTCTCTGGACAGAAATACCACTAGAACTAGTATCAGGTCTTGGTCTTGCGGGTTATCTTTGGAAGACCCGTGATCGTGATTTGGCGAATGTCTCTCCTCGTGAAGAGATGCGCCGCCTCGTTACGTTAGTTCAATGGTTGGTTGTTTATGCTGTTGCTATCTACTGGGGTGCAAGTTTCTTCACCGAGCAAGATGGCACCTGGCATATGACAGTCATTCGTGATACTGACTTCACTCCTTCCCATATCATTGAGTTCTACATGAGTTATCCAATCTATTCAATCATTGCTGTTGGTGCGTTCTTCTATGCTCGCACTCGTATCCCTTACTTTGCTAAAGGATACTCACTAGCATTTTTGATTGTTGCTATTGGTCCATTCATGATTATTCCAAACGTTGGACTTAATGAATGGGGCCACACATTCTGGTTCATGGAAGAGTTATTCGTAGCACCACTACATTGGGGATTCGTATTCTTTGGATGGATGGCACTAGGTGTATTTGGTGTTGTTCTCCAAATCCTTGGACGTGTTCATGCTCTTGTTGGTAAAGAAGGTCGTGACCTTTTAGCATCCTAATAAAAGGAAGGGGTGGGACATGTTCCCACCCTTTTTGTATCATAAACAGGTCATATGACCTTCTCCTGACCCATTTATAGTTCATTTGATTGTAAACATCGGTTATGCTATTTTTGACATAATAACCGATTATGCAGGAAATAACATAAACAAATGTAAACAAGGTGCGACAATATGTCGCATTTACACCAGCCTTTCCTTGTGTTATAATGCAAGCATAATGAAAGGACTATGCTATGTGCCCTAACTGGTGTTCTAATAATCTCTCCCTATCACATAAAGACCCTGCTATGATTTCCCGTGCCAAGGATGCCTTTGAGAACCGCAAGTTTTTCCAGGAGTTTGTTCCTCTTCCTGAGGATAAGAAGGATGACTGGTACGAGTGGCATATTGAGCATTGGGGAACCAAGTGGGATATTGCCAACGGTTTCATCGGCATGGAGACTAATAAGGAACTGGAGTTAGGTTTTGATACGGCCTGGTCTCCGCCTATTGCTTTCTATAAGAAAATGGAAGAGTTAGGTTTCACCGTTGATGCCTCTTACCGTGAGGAAGGTATGGGTTTTATCGGTGAATATTCTAATGGTGAAGATGAATGTTATGATTATGATTTTGCCGATGATGAATGGCGTAATCATCTTCCAGACCATCTTGCCGAAGAGTTGGAGTTTGAGTATGAGTCCTGGAAAGAATACCAGGAAGAAGAGAAAGCATTTGAGGAGTCCCAGAACTAATGCCTTTATTACCTGCCTATTACACCACCACTAATCTGCGGAAGCGGAAGGCCAAGAAACCTTCCAAGTCCGCTATTGCTCACGAGGAATGGTTGATGGCCCAAGGTCTTCATATTTCTCAACTCAAGAAGGCACGTAAGGTAGTGAATAGCGTAAAGGATTGTGCTAAGGATATAAAGGTAGAGCGTCCAGACTATGTTTCCGCAGGTATGTCAGGTACTAAGTATGCTTGTGCCAAACGTGGTGTTATGACTAATCTACATAAGGAACCTAAGCACGTTCAAGAGGCCATCCTTGCCAAAGCAAAGCGAGTTATGCCTTTGTATAACAAGGGTGGTCTCCAGGTATTGACCGAGACTGATGACCTCAAAGCATTGAATAAGGTGGCACGATGACCGACTATACAGACCTTGTTGAGAGATTGCGTAACAACAAAGATGGTCAAAATCCATATAAAAAGAATATGGAAGCAGCCGACGCTATTGAGGCGCAAGCAAAGCGTATTGAGGAACTAGAAGAGGCGCTGAAACCGTTTGCTGATAAGGCAACAGCTTGCGAACAAAGATACTCTGACTTCGTCCCAGAGGATGACCGCACGTTTGCTTTTACGCTTGGCGACCTACGCCAAGCTCGTAAGGCATTGGGAGAAAAGGAATGACTGACATACCATTGCTTGAACGACTGCGCCTTGGACATACTACAAGCGGAATGAAAATGCTTGGAGAAGCCGCCGACACTATTGAGACACAAACAGCAGAAATAGATTTTTGGAAAAACCGCACCCGTGAGGCACTCGAAACGATAAAGGACAATGTCGAACGTATTGCTGAACTGGAACAAGTCTCGGCAATGGTCTGCGAAAGATGCGGTTGGGCGATGAAGTTTCCCGGCGAGGAATGTCGCAACTGTGCTTATGAGAAACAATCTATCCGTATTGCTAAGTTAGAGGATGATAGTTTCAAATATCGTATGGCCCTTGCTGATATACAAATGAAAGCACAAGACATTCTAAGACCAATACCATTCCAAGATGAGGAGAACTAAGATGAAGGTATCTGTTGACCTGGATATTGAACTAAACGATAGCCAAAAAGA